AGGTATTCCACCGTTGTTACAGGTGAATTGATGCCGTCAAGCCCGACAGAGAGAATCCCGCCCGTATATCGAAGTCCCATAAGACCTCCAATTAAGGTGCAATGGTTTCGTAGCTTACTGTGAACGTCAATTTACTTGCAGTGCTGCTAGTTGCCCACAATGTGCTTGCCTCACCAGTAACTGATGTGTCGAGCAAATAAAACATAGTTGTTTTATCCGAAACAATCAAAGACGCGTCGGGCGGTACAGAGATCGTAGAAGCGATCTATAAGTTGTACCGTCAGCCAAACGCACTTCAATAGTTGCATCGTAAGCTGCTGTGCCGTCAATGTTAGACACAATAATCTGATTGATCTTTTGTGCTGAACCAGAGGAAGGTGCAGCCACCAGAGCGTTACGTAAAGCATCCGCAGGTGTGATAGACGCTGTGTGTGGTGTTGCTGTTGTGCAAGCGAGAATATTTGGTGCCGCCATGATTGCTCCTTAAATGCTGTATAACATTGCGATTGTTGTAACCTGTGCTCTGGACAAACCAGCGCTCCCAAAAGACAAAGCACCCGAGCCGTTTGTTACGAGGGCTTGACCATTTGAACCATCAGCACTTGGGAGGGTGAAAGTTACGTTACTAGCCACTGTAGCAGGTGCTTGGAGTGCCACGTAGTTAGAAGAGTCTGAATCGGCAAAACGTAAATCACCTTGTGCGCCAAGCTGTACGTTGCTACCGTCAAATGTAAAGTTAGCAGAACCGCCCAAGTTGCCAGAATTGTTGTACTGGATTTGGGTATCTGAGCCACCAGCCGATGCGCCGATGCGAACGTAGTCCGTGCCATTAAACGCAACCAAAGCTTTGTCGCTAACGCCAACCGTAACACCTGTTTGACCAGCCGCTTTGATTGTGACTGAGCCCCCTGTAGCTGCGTTGATAAGTATGTATGTCTTACTATAACCAGCGCCGCTAGGAGCTGTGATAATTTTGGTTGTGGTTAGCGTGCCAGTAACTTTTAAAATGGCGTACTGCGCAGTAGTACTACCAATATTGTTTCCTGATGAGCTACCTATAGTGTTTGTCAGCGTAATAGCGCCATCACCTGCAAAAGATAATGTGCCCGCAATGGCAATATCAAGGTAGTCAGAAATACCGTAGTTGACTGTGTCACCCCACGTACCAGAAAGCGTTCCCTGTGTAGGGGTGACTAAATCTAAAAGCGTTGTCGTTGCTGCCATTTAAATCTCCTATGTTGGAATGTCCGTCCATCCGGGGTTCTGTGTGGTTGACACATCCGCCCAATTTGGTGTTTGTGAATCGTTAATCACTGTCCACCCCCGAATAAATACAGTTCCAATTGCTCCAGTACCCTGCACACCTGTGACGATGACTCTGTCGCTTACTTTAACTGAAACTGTACCAATCTGTCCAGAACCTTGGACTCCAATTACGTTTTTAATTACATTCGCAATCGCAGTGCCAACGCTACCTGTACCTACTACACCCGTTGGTGTTGCTCCGCCGTTATAAACAAGCGTTACGCTACCAACAGAACCAATACCTTCAATGCCCGTTGGGATGATGGTTTCGCTCACATTTATCTGAACGCTACCAACATTACCCGTACCCAATACACCGGCTGGTGTAAACTGCACATACGGAACCGTCGTACCTACAGCGCCTGTTCCCTGTACCCCAGTAACCGTGATTGTTCTACCAACCCGAAGAATTGGCGTACCAATCTGACCCGTGCCCTCAACACCAATCGGGATGATGAAATCATCAACGTTGACATTAAAGTTACCAATCTGCCCAACACCCTGCACACCTGTTGGCGTGAAAACGACTGTAGCCTTTACATCACCAATAGAGCCGTTAGCCACCACGCCCGTGAGCGTGAAGTTAACTTTTGGCAGGGTTGTGCCAATCTGACCTGTAGCAGAAACGCCTGTGGGTACAAACGTAACCGATACCGAAACCCCAACCGTTCCAACAGCACCCGTACCCTGTACAGAAACACTGCCCGTGCCCCAAGGAGACTCACCCCACGCCTGACTACCCCAGCCATCAAGAGGCAGGACTTTGCCTATGCCTCCCCAGCCGTTGTCACCCCAAGCGTATTCGCCCCATGAAGACACTTCAACTCACTTACGCAATACGAATGATCGCAGTAGCTGCCGCAGCAACAGGGAACTGAATCGTGAAATCACCGGAACTTACCTGTTGATCGCCGCTAAAGCTCAAGACCGCGCAAGCCGCGCCAGATGCTGTGTCGTTGTAAATCAACGCGCCGCAAGTCGTAAACGTGGCAGAAGTCCATGTGGTATCAGCAAAGTCACAAATAGCAGTTGTGCCGTCAGCAACGGGAGTCACCGAAGTCAATGTGTTACCGGGCTGTGTGTAGCCCGTTGCCGTAGCCAACTGATCCGTACCCATGTCAGAGTAGTTAGTTGTGGCCGCGCCAAACGTGCCAGAGCCAGCCGCTGTAGCTTTAAACAACGCAATTTTAAATGTGTTACCTGTGCTAGCGGTAAAGTTGTGGACAGCTTTTAGGATTTCGACCTTGAAGCTGGTGGGCATTGCCGTGGTAATAGTAATAGCCATTTTATATCTCCAATAGAGTTACAAGTTCAGGATGCCCCGCTTCACGGAGACGGTTAGCTAGAGTCGTGTTATTCGACTCAATTGCGCGTTTCATGTAGAACACCAACACACCACGGATGTGTTCACGAAAAGCTTGAGCCTGATCGCGAATGGCCGGATGGGACTGATCCCCAACATAGATAATTCGGTTTAACGCTTGCTCGGCAAGCTCTTCGGGGTTGAACCCACGATGGTCTACCTTGTGGATTAGCACGTTACCAATTTCACCAGCAGATTCAGTTGCAAACATTAGTTTGAACTCCTAATAAGAGCCGCCGTAGCGGTGTTTGCGGGCATTGTGATTGTGAATGTACCAACGGATGTTTTGTCAGAACCGAAGTCCAACACAGCAATAGAAGGCTTACCGGCAACGGTATCGTTGTAAATCAACGCACATCTTGCGGTAATTGCGCCTGCCCAAGAGATGTTTGGGAAGCCCACAAAAGCGGTGTATCCAGACGTGCCGATTGTGATGGGAGTTAGCTGTGCACCGCCAGCAGAGTAAGTGCCTGTGTTAGCCACTTCGTTTGTAGCTGAATATGCGGTTGTATCTTCGTTTAAATTTGCGCTGGCTGTGTACAGGGCAATCTTAATCACATCAGTTGTCAGGTCATGAATACCTTGATACAACTGCGCCTTAAAACTGGTGGTCTGGGTTTGGATAATCGACATATCAAGTTACCTTCTGACGGAACTGACCAGAACGGTAAGCGTCTTGACGCTCCATACCATCGCCCAAACGTTTAGCCAACGCTAATGCTTCCATAAACTTCTGATTGTACAACTGCATCATGTCTTGCTCACCCTTCATGTAGGTGTAAGCCTCAACCAAAGATGCATACAAAAGCACAGAGTCAAAGTTATCACCCAGCCAAGTTGTGGTAGCCGTGACAATCGACTCTGGGTAATAGTAGTAATGCAGTTCAGAACCGTACGACGCGTCTGGTGTAGGGCCAAGAATAAAAGTTAACTCTGCCGCATTAGACGACTGAGGGCCAAACAGCGCGTAATACTTAGGAATCCCCGTGTCTGTGGGCTGTGGGTATGCCTGCCGAATAAAGTTAACGTCTTTGTTTAACAAGTACTCGTACTCTCCACTGGCGTTGATAACAGCCAACGAATACACCGCCAAAAAATCCGAAGGGCACTGCAAATACTTGTTATTTGTAGTCATCGATCCCGTCACGTTCTTACGAATGGACGGGAACTGAACCGAGTTATAAATACGCTGCTCAGCTTGCTGAACGAACACGGGAATATTAGCCACGAAATCTGCTTCCGTGTTCTCCGTGTACGCTTGAATCGCGTTGCTGAGTGCGGTGTAATTCATGCCATCGGGCCTCTGGCCATAGTTCCCTTGGTAGCCGCGCCGTTGCCACGGGTGACAATACCGGATGTCTTAGTGGTTTCGTTACCAGCGTTTTTGCTGATGTTGCCAATAGACATATTGACGGTGTCGGCTTTACTGCGGTTTGGGGGAATGCCGGGATTTGTAGAGGCGGGTTGATTGTTAATCTTGGCCATGTTATTTCCCCTGATTCTTAACTTTGGCCATACCGCGGCCATACTGCATCATCATCTCATTGGTCTTACCACCTTTGGCAAGCTTTGTAGGCGTTTTGCCGGGGTGCATGTTTCTCTCGTGCTTGCCGACAGCAGATTTAATCATCTTCATGTCTTGTGTCTTGTCTTTCATAACTAACTCCTAAGTAACTGTTACTGTAACTGTACCAACAAACGTCGTTGCCACCAAGTAGTTTGGCGTGAGAGCAACATCAAAATTACTCGACCCACCTACCGGTGCCCA